TAGGCAGTAATAGTAATTTTGCAGATTTTAGTAGCATCTGTAAGAGCTACTACACCTACTTTACGTACCCAGTATTTATTATTTCTTGTATCTGCATCTCTTTCGTATTCAGTTTCAGTATCTTTTTTAATGAATACTGTTACTGCTTCTTTAGTTGCTAAGTAACCTTTGCCAGCTGGTACTGCCTTAGATACTACTACTGGTACACCAGCAATAGAGCCAATATAGCCAGTACGTGCGAAAGCTTCGCTATAGCTTAAATCATCTTTAAGCGCTTTACGGATTTCAGCTTTATCTGCTGGAGAAACAAGTAAAAATAAGCCATCTTCATTTTCGATATTCATTTCAGCAATAGCATCAACTACCGCATCAAAGCTCCAAGCAGCAGGCTTAACTTCAAGAGTAGCTTTTTCCATTTCAGCAATAGCTAAAGAAGTAAATTCATTAACCATATCGTCTGCGCTATGTTTTAAGCCAGTATCTACTACCATTGGATCTTGCATTTCTTGCTCATCATAGAAGCCAAATTTACCTTGATAAGTTTTTACTTCATATTCTGTTGGTGTAAAGCTTACTGTAATTTCAGTAGTGTTACCCTCACCCATACCTAATTCTTCTACAGAGCCAGTAGAAGTATAAGTATTAATTACTTTCTTCATACCAGCAGCTTCTGTCATAGAAGTATCAATAGTCATATAGTTATTAAGATTAACCTGAGTAGTTAAAATATCATTAATTTTGTTACTAAGAATAACGTTTTCATATGTTGTATGTGCCATTTATAATAGCCTCCTTATTAGTTATATAAATTGTTATAAAGCTCTGGATTAGATTTTTTGAGCTTCTGTAATTCTGCAATAGTCATATTTTTTGCAGTTTCTTTAGTAATTTCTGCTGGCGCTCCACCGCCATTACCTTTAGGCGCATTACCAGCTAATCTCTTTTCTACCTCAGCTCTAACTGCGGCTTTAAAGAGTTTATCAAGCTTTTCTATGTTAGCTTGTGAAGTTTCTAAGTCATCATTAATAGAAATAATATCTGCAAATTCTGCGCTTAACCCTCTAGCACCTAATACAGACTTAAGCTCGCTTCTATTGCGCTCTATGTTAAACTGCGCTAACTGCTCTTCAAGCTCAGCTATTCTATTATCCTTTTCCGCTTTTTCTCTTTCGTTACCATCTAACTTAGATAAGCTTAACTGTTTTTCATATTTTTTCTGTTGTGTTGCTAGCGCTTGGCTAACCCTTTTATCAGCTTCACTTTGAATAAGTTTTAATACTTCTTCTTCAGTAAAAGTTTTAGCTTCACCGCCACCATTTTCTACAATCTCTGTTTCATTAGTACTAATGTTTTCAATGTTTTCTGCCATTTAAAATTCTCCAATCTAGTTTAGTTAGTATTAACTAACTACCCTATAAAAAATTTAGTTGTTTCTTTATAACGTCTAACCCCTATACAAAAGACAAAAATTATTCTACTACTGGTACTATGCAGCATCTACATCTAGGATGTGCTGGTATAGGTACTGCAGCTCCTACTGGGTAGCGCTTTTTATGCAGCTTGCCGCACACTTCGCATCTGCGCTCGTCTTTGTCTGCCCAGATTTCTACTTGTTGTATTCCGTAATCTGTGTAGCGCTGCTTAGCTGCTTGTGTCTGTATGTGCGCCATCTCTGTCCTTACTAGCGCATCAGCTTGACTATAGGAAACACTAAAGCGCTCTTGTAATATCTTTTTAAGCTCGCTAGTTTTTTTACCAGCAGCTACAGTATGTATTAAACCCTCATTAAGAGTATCTAATAATTTTGCGGTATTATCCCATATGCGCTCACTCCAGCTCTTACCATCTGCCGCCCAGACTTGATTTATTAATTGATTTACTGCTTTCTTATCTATAGTGTTAAAAGCAGCATTATTAGGTAAATCAATAGAATAGTAAATTTCAAAGTAATTAGTTTCAAATATTGCAGAAAGCATTTTAATTTCCTTATTACCTAGCTTTTCTAATTCTCTTTTAAGCTGCGCCTGAGCTTCCCAGTATTTATCTAGCTTATATAAGTCTGCTGGTGTAGGCTTCTTACCATCTCCAACAGTAGCAAGTAGCTTATTATAAGTAGCTTCAAAATCTGTAATAGCTCTTTTAGCAGTAGCTACATAATATTTCTGTAATTGCTTTTCTACTGTCTTAATACTTGTATTACTTATATTATCTAGGCTTTTTGCCATTCTATCTTTCCAATAGCTCAAAAGACTTTCACCCCTCTATCATTCTTAAAATTTCTAAGGTGAAAATTATTCTTCATTGTCCAAATTTTCTTCATCTTCTACTACTGGAGCATTAAAGCCATATAGCTCCATATTGGCGGCTTTTTGCGCTTGTACTGCTTCAATCTCAGCATTAACATCCGTAACAAACGGCAGCTGCGCTAATAATGTAGCATCACTTACAGAGCCTTTAAGAGTATTAATTACATTAATTGTAGAATTAATATCTTCTGGAATATTGCGCTTGAAAGTGATCTTAATATCCCTGAATACCTCTTCACCTAATTTAAGAGTAGCAATACCAGTAATAATTTCTACTCTTCGCTGCAGCGCTTTCTTCATTAAACCCTCAATAATACCAGCTCTAGTTTCCATACCAGTTAATCTATACTGAATAGCAATCCCTGAGCTTACACCGCCTACAAAGCTTTCACTAGAAAAGTCTGGGCATTGTGCCACTCTATAAATACTATCGTGTATGCGCTTTAGCATATTTTCTACCTGAGCATCACTAGCATTTTTAGTTACCCATAAAGCCTGAGCGCCATCTGGTAAAACTAGCACTCTATTTTCTTTCATAATTTTAATATCTTCTGTATCTGCATCTACACCTACTAAGGCTAAGTAAGCATCACAAAAAGCGCTATAATCGTCAATCTCAGCACTTAGTAATTCATTAGCTGCATCTTGTAAGCCAATTACACAATCAAAAATGCTCTTTTCATCTGGCAGCATAAATATATTAGCTGGGCATTGGCTGAAGTAGTGCGGCTCTTCTCCAGTAAAAGTTAAGTAGCCATTAGTACCAGCCATAGTATAATGTTTAATATCATAATCACTATAAACATCTACATAATATAAGTCTGTATCATCCCATTCACTAGCTTTATACATTCGCACAAAATACATTAGATCACCAGTTAAGCTATCATCATAAACACCAAAGCAGCTCAACGGATTAATTAATCTAAATCTAGTCTGCCCTTGATTATCTATGTACATTAATTCACAAGCTACACCATAAATAAGAGCATCCAATAGAAAGTTACTATCTTCTGTTTGATAGTCATTATATCTAAGGATATCCATTACTTCTTCTATATCTTCTTCACTACTATAGGAAATGTGCGCTGGTGTAGCCAGATATCCACAGTAACTATCCACAATATTCTTACAGTAGTTGATAACTGTTTTATTGCAAGGCTTAGAAGTATCAGCATAACTCTTATTTAATATCTGCTGCTTTCCATCATAATACTTTTTATACTTTGCCATTTTAGGCTCTACATTAATTTTAAATCTGCTTATCATCTTATTAAGCAGCTCTACAGTTAATTCTGCATCTCTATTAAGATAAAACATTATTAAGCTCTTCCCTCTCTTTCTCTAAAATTACTGCATATTCTTCTTCAGTTATTTCATACCAATTATCAGCATTATCATTCTTACCTAAGTAAATCTCTTTACTATAAGCTTCTCCATTGGTTAATACCATTCCAGCAGAAGCAGTTACTTTTTGTAATTCAATCTTTGAAATTTTCATTAAGCTAAAGTCCACCCCTTTTCTGTAGCTATTGCTTTTTCAGTATCACTTAATTTAGCTAAATTAGTAGCACCTAGTGTTACAGTTTTTGTAGTACCAGTACCTGAATAATCTTTTAAATGCTCTATAATACTCATTAAGCTTTCATAAGATAGTTTAGTACTAGAGCTAAAATTCAATCCATTTTGCCCTATAGTACCCTCAAAACGTATCTCTTTAAGATTGCCGCATCCATTAAAAGCGCTAGTATATTTTGTATCTTCTCTAACGTATAAAGTACGTGCATTTTCTAAACGTGTAGCATAATAGAAAGTGTACATTAATTCTGTAGCTGAAGTTTTATAGTTAAAGTAGTTGTCTTTAAAAATATCTTTTACATAACATTCCCTAAAAGTACCATTGGCATTTGAAGCATGAATAAAGTCATATTTCGGTACATATAACTTATCAAACAAACTCCAATCATATTGCCAACAGTAGAAAGTACTATTGTAGTTAACTGCGCCGCCTTTATTTTGGATAGTATCCCAGAATAAATTATATTGCGCTTGCTTACCCTCTTCTATTCCAATCTCTTTACCATCTATTTCACCATCAGTATATCCATTCTCATACCCACTAGTATCGCCTTCGTTATAACCATTATCATATCCATCGCTATAACCATATCCGTAACCAATATCTTCACCATCTTCATAGCCCTCAAAATAACCAGTAGATCTTCCATTGAAATAACCAGAGCTATATACTTTTGGCTCATTTTCAGCTATTGTTATTAATTTGTTTTCAATGCTCAAGCTTCTTCACCACCCATATTAATAAGCTCTTCTTGAATAGCTATAATATTATCTAAAGCAGCTTCTATATTTCCAAGAGTAGAAAATACTGCTAGAGCGCTAGGATATTCATTATCTGTTGCGGTTTCGTCAATTACTGTTACCTTATTTTCTTTAAGCTCAAAAGCATCTACATCTAATTCAGCATCTGGACTTAATCCGCATAAACCCCTTACACCTTGCGCACCTCTAATACCTCTATCACCTTTTTCACCTTTTAAATCAGCACTACTTGTACCACTATCACTAGTAATAGTTAATACTGTGCCATTCCAAGAGTGTGTAATTCCAGCCATTAAATAACCCCCTTTATAAACTTAATAATTTTTTATCAAAGCTTTTTAGTTGTTTATTAGTATAAATATCACTATATCCATACCTACAAGCATCTATAGCGTGGCTAAATTCGTGTGTAGTATCTTCTGTCCATTCGCCAGTTTGCTTACTTTTTATGTAACTAAAATTCTCTAATTCCATAATAAAATTCTTACATTTAGGCAGTACTATTATTTTGTGATCCTGAAGAAACATTAACCCAGCTTTAACACTACCAGCACCTTTAATACAAGCTTCTGCTCTTATGCCTTGCTGCTTGAAATAGGCTATGCTTCTGGCTTCTGCGGCATCTACATATATTTTTGTTTTTGTCAAATTCATATTTTTAATAGCTTCTGTTAACTCGCTAAGCTGGCATCCGCTTTTATAAAACTCATTAATTACGTAAATAATACCTTGCTTCCTATCGTACAATGACTCCACTATAGCGCTCTTGTCTATCCAGCCTATATCCATCCCTACTCTATGCTCTAATCCACTAGCAGCCAATTCCATAGCATCAAAATCTTCAGCTTTCCAGTTAGTAATAACTAACCCCTCAGCATCAACACCCCATTCACCATCACAAAACACCCTAGCCTTAGCTGGATTACGTTTATAAAGCTCTTCCAGCTCCGCTACATATTCCGCATTTAAAAAAGGATTATCTTTATAAGTGCTATGAGTATAAATAAAACTACTAGGCGGCTCTTCCTCACAAAAATTATATAACCAATGATTTTTGCTAATTGGATTGAAAGCCATTATTATTTGCTGCTGCTCTGTGTTACCTCTTAACCTCAGGTTAAGCTGCTCTACAATATTCTTAGGCACTTCAAATACTTCTTCAATAAAAATAACCCCTACATTATTTAAAGAAAGTAACTTAGTTTCTTCATCTAACCCTATAAAGATTATTTCACTACCATTAGGAAATTTAATATTAAAGTCTGTTTCTCTTATTCTTACAAAAGGTGTAAGCTGCCATTTATCTAATATATCCTTAAATAAACTAAAGCAAGTATTTCTAATAGTTGTACCAGTCCTACGGCATACTAGAATTTTTACTCTTTCCCTTATACATCTAACTATAAGTTTTTGAGTAATAAAATAACTTTTTGCACTACCAGCACTACCCATATATACTTCCCATCTGTGCGAATAATCCAATAGCAAAGGATAGAATTTAGGTACAAAAAGCTTTTTATTCAATTCTAGATTTATTGCCATTTTTATACCCTTTCTGTATACCTTAAATTAATCCAGCCTAAGCCGCTTTTAAGCTTACCCCATCCATTTTTTACTTCTACTATTGTATAGGTTTTTCTATCTCTAATTACCCCAGTAATCTTATATCCAATCCCTACACCAGCTCTAATATTTAAAGCAGTACAATTAATTTTAATTCCAAAAGAAGAAGTATTAGCGGTTTCCGCTAAAGCACTCTTGAAAGCTAGCCATTCCGCATTATTTCTTACGTATGGCTCAGGACAAACTTTTCCAGTTACGTCATAATGCCTTAATACTCTTTCTGCTGGTATATTATATTTTTTCATTAATTCTTTAGTAAGCTCTATAGCCGCTTTTACAGTAGCTTCTTCAAAGTACCAATTACCATTCTTATCTTTTTTGCAGCATAGCTCTATTCCAATAGAGTTAGAGTTTCTACAATCGTTATGGCGGTAAGCTCTAGCGCCACAATGCCAAGCTATATTACCATCCGCTACACACTGCCATACATCCCCATTATGCCCTACAAAATAATGAGCGCTTGCTCCTCTGTATGTACTATAGAAATATTTGCAGTTTGCCAGAGCATCTCCAGTAGCTCCAACATAATGAATTACTATGTATTTAATGCGGTTAGTGTTATTTACATTTTCAAAATTTATTTTGGTTAAATGTTTATTGATCTGCATTAATACTCCCCCTTTTACTCTGTTATAGTGATATTAATATCAGTATTAACTTCAGCTTCTAACTTCTGGTGCTGCAAGCCTAATTGTTTCTGTAGTAAGTCAAGAGCTTTAAGCTGGGCGGTTACTCCGTAAATTTCATCCTCTTTATCCGCAAAAGCTATATCACTTAATTTAAGTGCTACTCTTTCAGCATTAATAGAAGCTGCTTCAAAAGCTTCTCTTTGTAAAGCCGCTATATATTCTTTTACTTCTGGCTTTCTAAACGTCTTACAGTAGCGCTTTCTAGCATCCTCTATGCAGCAGCCATATACTTTAGCATAAGCTCTAGAAGAATTACAGCCATTATCTATATACTCTTCACAAAAAGCTTTTTCTTTTTTCGTTAAAGCCATTCTAGCACCCCCTTTATAATTCTTAACTTTTCCTCTATGTCAATTAATCATTTTTAACCAAAAAAAAGAGTAGGTATTTCTACCTACTCTAATTTTACAAAAATTTTCTAGAAAGCTCAAATCTTCACATATTACTTTCTTCTTTTGGTTAAGCTTTTAACAAATCCTATTCCAGCAGCAAGTAACACTATAGCAGCTACTAAAGCTACTGGCGCTAATATAATTGATAATATTACCTCTAACATTATATCTCCCCTTTTATTACTATTTTTAATTCTCCATCTACATCTTCTACCTCATACTCTAATATATCTTCTACACCAAGAGTACGAATAACAGTTTTAAAGAAGTCTACATAATCTTCAGTACCAGCATAAATTCTACTAATTTCCGCTTTACTTTCTAATTCTTTCATTTTACCTTTTATATCTTTTATCTCTTTTTCTAAATTCTATAACATACCATATAATTTTAAGTCATCCATTGCGGTTTACCCCCTTTCTATTAATAATTTATAGTGGTAATTAATGCTCCCCACTATTTAGCTCTACATAATTCCAATAGATAACAGTAAGTTATCTAATCTCTATGCGGTATTTCCTTATACTAACCTTTTTTATATATCTCTTTTAATCTCTTATAATCTAATATATATATCTTTTTCTACTACTAGCTTACTATTGCATATATATCTCCATTACTATACATATTACCTTTGAAATAATATCCCTAATCTATTATATAATTCTCTTCTTCACATAAAATATTTTGAGTATCTGCTATTCTACTATCATCTTTTACCTCTATAAAATATTCTTTTCCATCTGGTGTAGTTACCTTAATATCTCCAGTATAGAAATACTATCTATCATCCGCTACATCTTCATACTAATTATTAGTATCTAAGGCTTTTAGAGTATTTAATACTATCTATTCTGCGGTTTTAGCCTTTTCTCTATCTTTTTCAAACTCTTTTAGCATTGTTTTCTTCTCCTTTTCTATTGGTTTCCCTAAGGAATTACTTAAAGCCGATAGGCTTTAAGTAATTCCCTATATATCTTGTTTGAAATATATCTCTGTTATATCTTGTTTCTCTATTAAAATTGGATAAGTTACTTATCCAAAATGGACACGTTAACTTATCCAAATTGGACACGTTAAGCTTTTTCAATTTGATAAGTAATTTGTTTTTGCGGTTTCTCATAAAACCAATAACGTGTTTTTGTCTTTTCATCTTTTGGCACTAAGTACCCTAATTTCTTTAGAGTAGTTATAGCCTTATGGAAGCTGCTAATTTTAATTCCCCATTCATTACAAGCAGCCTGAGGACTTATTTCCCATTCTATTCCATTTTGATTTTTAGCTAAATACATCCACACCTAAAATTCTACTGGTGTTAAAGCTTTTAAAGCTTCTGCTACAGAATCCGAATTAATTTTTATATAGCTTTTAGGATTAGGTGTTTCTCTTGTTATTGTTGCTACTAATTGATTAGCTGCCATTATTAATTTCCCCCTTAATTTCTTTTTTAATAGCTTCTCTAATAATCTAAGAAGCTGGCACATCTCTTTTAGCAGCTTCAGCTAAAAGAGCTTCTTTTTCTATTTCACTTAATCGAAAAGTAATAGTGCTATTTTTCATTATCTATATCTCCCTTGTATTTAATTTGTCTTACATCTTTCCTAAAAAAAGGTGAGGGCGGCTAACGGCTAACCAATACCGCCCTCTATTAAAGAAAGGAAAGAAATAAATGTTAAGCAATTCACTACTCATTCATATATATATAAAAATTATGAGCCAGTTTTTATAATGAATTGTCCAAGAAATTTCAAGAAATTTTTAATCTTTTTTACTTCTCTATTAATATTATACTAAAATTTTTTGGGATTTCCAAATTCTGCTACTATTACCCCAGTATCAAGCTACTTTCACCCAGTACCGCCCACTATCGCCTACCTATTGACATTTGGAAATTATTGTAATATACTAAATTTACCAAATTTAAAAAAGGAGTGATCTAGACAATGGATTACAAAAAAATGACAATTGAAGATATTATTAGCTGGTGTAAAGCTAATAATCAGGTAGCTTGGCTTAAAGCTAAAGCAAAAGAAACAGTAATAGCTGAGCGCTATACCAAAAGAATTAAGACAATTAATGACAAAGGTAAGGAAGTTTGGGTAGCAGATAAGACATCCCCAAAAGAAAAATTTAAAGTGCCTATAACTTATGTACAGATTAAAGTAGCTTTCTGTGAAAAGTTTATGCCTGAGATAATGCCCAAGAAAGCTGAAAGAAAGCCTAATATGTATGATATAATAGGGGAATTATAATGATAGAAGAATTTTTTGATTATGATAATACTGCAGAAAATCTTAGGCTTTATGGTGTAGGCGGTTTAAACAATGCTACTACACTCTTAGAGGGAAATTTTAAAACACCAGAAACACCAGAAGAGAAAGAGTATCAAAGCTGGTTTGATGAAGAAGAATTAGCTGGACTTAAAGCAGCGCATACTGAGCTAGCCGCTGCTTGCAAAGAATATTTGAAAATCTTTGAAGAAGTTATAGGCTCAAAATCGCTTTAAACCCCTCTAAAATCGCTTCTATTGGCTTTTACCCCAGAAGTAATATAATTACATACCTCAGGCTTAAAAGCCGAAAAAACCACTAAATTTTCAAAAAGAAAGGTATTCTATAATTAGAGTACCTTTTTCTTATTTATAAATTATTAGAAAATTCAAAAAATATATTGACAAATAATAGTAAATGTGATATAATCCCTAGTCGTAGGGTTAAAGCACCTGATTTTTTGAAAGATAATATGCAGTAATCATAATCTCAACTTTGAAATAATCATATGCTGCGATTTCTGAAAGCCGCATCACGAGCCATTTTTCGAGCGCTATTAGCTCAGCTGGTAGAGCACCTGACTCTTAATCATAATTCAAAAAATGAGGAAAAAAATCATAGGCTTAACCCTCTAATAATGCGGGTTGAGCCTTTTTTAAAAGCCAAAAGAGAGCACCTGATTTTGAGTGAAAATTAAGCTAATCTCCATCTCAACTTTAGAGCACTTGATTATGGCATATGATTATTTTTTTTATTTTTAAATAGGCAAACCTTAATACAACAAGGGGGTACTTATATGGGTATTAAAAGAACAATGAGGAAAAGCGCAGAAGCAGACTTGATTTTGCTTTATGAAGCTTTCAACGAATTTGAAGAGGAGAAAAGAGCAAATAACCTAGCAGAAGCTACTATTAAGAATTATCAAGAAAGCTTCTTAGCTTTTCTTAATTTGTGTGATTATGATGAAACAGTTACCACAGATGAAATTACTGCTGGCTCTATTATTCATTGGATCAATGCTATGAAATTAAATGATATTAAGGTAGCTTCTATTAATCACTATTTAAGAGATATGAGAGCTTTTCTCTATTGGTGTATGGCGGATGGAAGAGAATATATTAAGCCAGCCTTTAAAGTAACTATGCTAAAAGCACAAGAAGAGCAGATTAAGCTTTTTAGTGATGAAGAATTAGAGTTATTACTGGAAAAGCCTAGTATTAATGCTAGCTTTACTGAATGGCGCAGCTGGGCAGTTACTAACTGGGTACTGGGTACTGGTAATAGAGAAAGCTCTATTTGTAAAGTTACAATAGGTGATGTAGATTTTACTAAAAAAGAAATAGCATTAACTCATACTAAAAACAAGAAAGCACAAGTGTTACCTTTAGCAGCTTCTTTAGAAACAGTACTAAAAGAATATATTAGAGTATGGCTTAAAGGCGCTAGTAAAAGCAGTTATCTTTTCCCTAATGTAGGCGGTGAATACCTTACACCGCACGCACTAACTCAGGCTTTCTCTAAATACTGCAAAAATAGAGGAGCTGAGCATACTAGTATTCACGGATTAAGACATAACTTTGCTAAAGGCTGGGTTAAAAATAATGGTAATATGTTTGCACTCCAGCAAATATTAGGGCACGCCACCTTAGAAATGACTAGAAAATACGTTAGAATGTTTTCGGAAGATATTAAAGAAGATTTTGATAAGTTTAATGTATTAGATACAATGAAAAAAGCCAAAAGAAGAACACTAGTCTTTGAAAGAAATAAATAAAGAAAAAGCACTCTAATTAATAGAGTGCTTTTTAACTATAAAAATTCTTTAGCTTATCTAATTCCTCATTCTCTACTGGCGCTTCACCTTTTGGATATACATTCTTCCAATTGTTAATTAAAGCAGTTTTAAGCAGCTCTTTCTGTTTAGCAATATCTAAGCCAGCTATCTCTCTTACTCTTTCTATCAATAATTCAAAACCTTTAACAGTTAATGGATCATTAAAATAATAAGCTCTACTATCTAAAAAGTCTGCATATAGATTTCTTAATTGACTATCTCCAATAGCATCCAGAATATGAATATAGTTATTTATATTATAAATAATTTTATTATTTAAGTTATTAGTTAATTTAGTATTTAATTGTTGCGGTTTTCCCGAATTCAGCTTTTCCGCTTTCTGCTTTTCCTCATTCTGCTCTTCCGCAACTGGAAAAGCATCTTGCGGCTCTTCATAAATATTATACTCTACTCCGTTAAATTGTCCCTTGCTATTGGTTACTCTTTCTCTGTGTAAATACCCAAATTTTTCTAGCTCACTTAAAGCACTCATTACACTATCTTTACCATCTTTAGAAAGCTTTACTAAGCCACTAATACTGTAATTCCAATCATCAGGCAAGCTAAGCATTAAGCTTAATAACCCTTTAGCCTTTAAGCTCAAACCTTTTTCTTTAAAGTGATAATTGCTCATTACTGTAAAATTCTTAGTCTTATGTATTCTCATAATACCCATACTATTCACACTCCCTTTATGAGCTGATTATATACCATAGCTTGCGGAAAGTCCAGCTGCGGTTTTCCCTTTATTTCTTTCCATTTAATTACCAAAAGAAAAAAGGGAAGCTATTAAAGCTTCCCATTAATTATTCACCTAAGCTAATCTCTAAGTTAAAATCTGTCTTACAGTTATCACAATTCATATTATAAATTACAATATTTATATCTTTATAATATTCTGTATTATATGCGCTGCTTATGCGGTTACCGCAAATAGGACATTTAACATCTAATAAAATAAATGAATTTTTCTGCTTACCTTTTTCCTGATCTTCTAATACACTTTCTCTTAATTTTTTTACACTTGCTTCCATTTCTTTTACTCCTTTAAAAATCTTTTAATGAATTTGTGCTTTCCTTGTGAAATTCACTATAATCATTTTAAAAAAATTTTTTTGAAAAATCAAAAAAGCAGAAAAAGGGCGGCAGCGCACCGCCACCCCCAGTTATTATTCATTTGTTAATATAGTTAAATCTGTCTTAATATCTGCTATATCTTTTTGAATTGTATCTAGTTTTTCTGCATAGTGCGCTATAGTTTCTAAAGCCTTAGCATTAACTTCTCTATTTTCTTTTATCTCTGTCATTAGAGTATTTTCTCTTTCAACAGATTTTTTATATATATTGAATATAAAATATCCCATAGCTATTACACAAGCCATAGGAAAGCCAACAGAAGCTATTAATTCAGTAATTAAAGTTATATCCATTAAATATTTCCCCCTTAATATTTACTTAAATCTAATAATACTGGAAAAGCAAAGTAGGCATTAAACCTATCTCCACCAGTACCAGTAGCGCATAGTGTTATATTAAATCTACCTTTACCTACACTCTCTGGAGATATAGAGCCGTCATTTGGTTGTATTAAAGTATCTGTCATCTGGAAGTTAGCTATACTGCCCTCAGTACCGCTTACAAAAGATACCGCACCAAAGCCAGTAATCTTTTTACCGCTATCAAACTCTACTTGACATACTAACTCATTAGCTTGATTACCAGCAGCTATAGCTTCTTTTCTAACTGCGGATAGATAACCCCTTACCATATTCCCATACAAATATAAAGTTACAGTAGCGCTAGAGTAATAAATACTTTCACCCACTTCACACGTAAGCTCGTACCTATTACTTAAAGACTTCATTAACCCAGCTAATTTATTAAGATCAGCAGCGCTAATATTATCTAGTTTAACTGCGGCATCTGTAATACTATATTCTTTATTTCCGTCTGTATAAGCTACTGGTACATTAAAGTTAAAATCATTTTCGCTCCAATCAAATACAGGCTGCGCTTTTAGCACCTTTTCAGCGCTTTCTATTGTAGTTAATAAGTCTATAGCTTTACCTTGTATAGTTACCTTATCTTGATAACTAAAGCCAGTTAAGCTAACATCTACTGAATATGTATTATTTTTTATAGTAGGTGTAACTACTACCCACTCTGTATAATCACCATTATTAACTTTATATCTGTAAGAAAGAGCTAAAGTATTTGTTTTTACTCCAAAAGAAGCATTGAAATAATTACCCTTTACCGCAAAATATACATTACCAGTAGTATCAGGATTATCAGCTTCTATATTACAAGTTAAGCGCTCATAGTTTACTATTGGCTTTTCTATTACTTGATAAGCTATATTATCTCTACTATCCGTAACAGTAAATAAAAAAGTACCGCTTTCTACATTATCAATACTGCCATAAGGACTAGTGTTAATCTGGCTTCCGTTTGTTATTTGCTGGTGTATAATAGTAGCGCCTTTTGAAGCTTGCGCATTAATAGCATACACCGCCTGAGATTGATAACGAATAAAAGTATTAACATCTCCAGTAAGTGCTGCGGTTTCTAGCCTACCATCTTCTACTATTGGATTAAGAGTAGGTGTAGCATCAATAAGGTTAAAAGTCTTTTCTAGCTTATTTACATAAGTATTACCAGTAGTAAATTTAGTAGCTAGGCAGTAGTAAATAGGGCGGCTAGTACCAGAAGTAACAGAATTAATAAGTAATTCTCTTTCTGTATCTGTAAACTCATATACATAAGTATTAGTAATAGTAGTATTAGGTACTTCTAATTCTCTAGTAATTAATGCGGTTTCCCCATCAAAAGAAAGAAAAGCTTGTAACCTAGTTACTTCATTTTCATATCTATATAAATCACTATAAGAGTATGTAAAGCTTGGATTACTTTCATCATTAAAACTATCTGCAGCTACTATTTTAGCTTCTGTATTAATTCTATCTAAATCAAAATTAATCAGTATGTCATTTTCTATGTTATATTCTACACTTGGAAAAGTAGAGCTATCAGTAGTAGCACCACCTACCATATAATTAAAACGAATATAAAACTTAGCATTACCATCTACATTATGACTAAAGGTTTTGCTACCAGAAGCTATTTTTTGCTCTTCACCTACTTGCAATTCTGCAATATCGCCATAATCATTAAGTGAGCTATAATATATGTTATCCATATAATATTCACCTATATACATTGTTCCACGTATATTTATATTATAATAGTTATCATTAACTATATCTGCTATATAATATACATCCACAGTTACAGTAGATTTATTTTCTAAAATATTCTGCTTATCTTTCCATCTAAACTCTAAATGCCCATTAGGAAAAAGAAAATCTTTTACTATAGTTCCTTGTAAAGCCAATTACTTCACCCCCTTAACCTATCCAGAAGCAACCAGTACGGCTGCTGCCATAATCTTCAAATCTGCTATTATCTCCAACAATTAAGTATGTAGTAGCTTTTAAATCTATTGCGGTTACTCCCTTATTATCTGCCACCAATACTTCTTTATTATCTTTAGAAACAACCATACCATCTTCACTTATAGTAGTTTCCATTTCACTACCGCTTTTAGTTACTGTTAAGCCATCTTCATTGAAAGTGTAGCCAGTTTCAGTTACTACTTTATTTACCCCATTTTCAAGCTCTGTTTGAATAGCTATAGTAACATCTTCTGCGGTAATTGCTGCATTAACTTTAGAAGTTAAAGTATTAATATTATTATTAACATCATCTATTTTACTTTCTGTATTTCCAACAGAAGCAGCTATATTATCAGTAGTCATTTGTAGTCTGCTAATCTGCTCACTATTGGCGCTTATATCACTTGCTACTATTTCTATTTCTTTATTTATCTTATCTACTCTGGCATAAGTTAGCTTTAATGCTTCACCAAGAGTACTAGGATTACTGGCGGTTTCACCCTCATTATCTGTATACTCCCATTGTGATTTCTGGCTTAAAGAGCCATCAAAGCTAGTAGTATCATTAAGTAAGTAAGAAATAACATTTTCATTATCTTTAGTAACTAAAGCTATTTTATCTCCAATTTCTAATAGATAATTACCACGCCAATTACAATTGAATTGATTAATAGTTAAGCCATTTACAGTAGCTAAAGCATTATCTACTAGCTCTGTTATATCTTCTCTTAACTCCCAGAAAGGATTATTTCTTATATATTGTGTAGTACCGCTTAACCCATTTACCGCATAATAGTTAACATCTATTAAAGCTCCAATAGCATCAGTAGTTATAGTTAGTGTATCAGTAGCTTCTATACCAGTTACAATACCATTTGCTTCTGGTATATATTCTGTGCCGTTAGCAGTTACTTTTACTTTTGTCAAGTCTGCTATAAAAGGTGTATATTCTGTAGCTTTTGTACCTAATTCTAGAATAGGTTTGTAAGTTACATTATTAACTGTATTACCTTTAGCTATTACTAAATATATATACACTAACTTTTCACTATTAATAGTAAAAGTGCCATTATAAACATATCTGTCTAAAGTGTTATCTGTATTATATATAGCGCATCTTAACTCGTTATTGGCGGTTAAGTTAATGCTGCTTAATGTATAAGTACCAGCTGGAATTTTATAACTTTGCACCATATAGAAAAAAGCATTTTCTGTAGCAGTACCATTAGCAGTAATACTACCATCTGCATTAACAGTATAAGTAACACCATTTACAGTACCAGTTACATTGAAATATGGAGAATAAATTATATTCTTGCTTTTTACCTGAGTATCAATAACAGATATTACATTATTAATATTAATAGCTTCTCCAGTAGCAAAAGCTTTAAGAGTACCAGTAATATTATCACCTAATTCAGTAGCGCTTACTACGTTTGTTAGTCTGCGGTTAGTCTTACTATCAAGCTCTATATACTTAGCTTTATCAATTGTAGCAACTACCGCACCATCTCTATCTAATCTTTTAAAAGTTAATTCCCAGTTATTATTAATGTAATATATAGTTTGTGTAGCTTCTGCTACCGCATTTAGCGCTTCTCTTATGTTTTCCGTACCCTCAAAATTAGCGCCAGCTTCATAGTACAAATTAAAGCTACTATCTGCCATACTGCCTAAGTTAACTGGTATACCTAATACAGTAGCGCAAGCTATAGCAAAGTCTTTAATAGTATAAGCTTCTAATATATCTAATTCACTTACTGTATGCTCTGTAGCTCTATATAAAGCATCATAGCCAGTTATAGAAAGCTCATTAGTTAGCTCATCTCTATTAACCTCTGTTATATAGAAATTAGGATAGGGATATATATAATCACTACCTACACCATATTCTACTTCTAAAGTATTTTCTGTAGATACATCTATTGAGCGCTGCGGATCTATCAAGTGCGCATTTATTCTATGACATACACCAAAGCCAAAAAATTTACCATCTTCTCCGGCACGCTCAATAGTAAAGCTTTTTAAGTTATCATGGCATCCGCATATTAATTCAAGGGCAGAGCCTTTAAAAAGCTCCACCCTACCAGCCATTCTTCTTACTGGGGAATTAATCATATTAGAAAAATTTTCATTTGCTATAATCATTAAATACCCCCTTATAATTCAGTAAAGGTTAATGTAAAACCTTTAAAACTTGTCTTGTCTGCTCTTATTGTGTAGTATTCCACACTATTAGTAGGTATAATGCATTTAACGTTTTCTTCAAGTGCGCCAGTAATTGGATTAACAAAAGAGATAGAAACATCAAAAGCATCTATATCCGCTTGCAGCTTAATCATATCTGCTTTATCTATTGGAATAATACCAACTGTAATAGTGCGCTTAGCATTTATATAATCTGCTACACTATTACCAGCTGCATTAGTTTGTATATTATAAGCTGCGGTTTTATCTACTTTTAAGCTATTAACATACTTTGAATAATCATTATTATTAATTTTAAAATATGCCATTATTTCTACCCCCTTTATGCTAATACTAATGGTAAGCTGCCTTTTTGCTTAGTTAGTTGGTTAATACTATTAACACTAATTTCAGCAAAAGTCTTACCGTCTACTTGTAATACTATTGGCGCTAAGCCACCGCCCATTCTATCATTAAGCATACCAGCTAATTTATCTAACCATTCTAAGTTATTCTCTAATGGCATTACTGCTTCTGTACCAGCTTCACCAATTAAAGCTGGTGTAGGCTTATCGACAATACCACCAGTAGCAAGTCTAGTAAATTTAACATTTTTAATCTTAGGAATATTAACGGCTGGTATTTTATTAATTAAGTTAATAGCGCCATTGATTAAACTAAAGAAGCCATTAATTACATTTTCAATCTTTTCAAGTACCCAGTTAATAGCGCTTTTTACTGCTCCACTAATAGAGTCCCCTATTTTAGTACCAAGAGAAGAAAAAGCAGTTTTAATATCATTCCATAAACCACTAAAGAAAGAGCCAATCTTACCAAATATATTAGTAATGTTATTCCAAGCAGTTTGAAAGATTTCTTTAAACCAAGTACCAACTGCGGAAAATGCTTCTTTAACTTTACCCCATATTTCACTAAACCAGTTACCAGCGCCATTCCAGATATTTTTAATACCATCCCAAGCTTTTCTGAATATATCACTAAACCAAGTACCAACTGCGGAAAATGCGCTAACTATGTTATTCCAGATACCGCTAAACCATTCTCCAGCACCTGAGAATACATCTACTATAGCATCCCAAGCAGCACCAAACTTTTCTCCAAACCATTCGCCAATATTGCCGAATACCTCACCTAAGCCATCCCAAATACCGACGAATATATTTACTATACCCTCTATTAAGCTACCGAATATCTGCGGTAAAGCTACTATAATACCTATTACCACTTGTATTAAGCCACCTATAATAGCTGGTAAGTTATTTAATAAAGCTTGTATTAATAAAGATACTATAGTTGGTATAGCATCCACTAAAGCTTGTAATATTTGCGGTATTGCTTGTACAATGCCAATTACTAAATTAATAATACCCTCAATAAGTGATGGTAAATTATCTACTAAAGCTTGTACTACAGATATAATAATATCTGGTAAAGCATCTATAATAGGCTGGATTATTTCAGCAAAGCTATTACATAAAGACACTACCATTTCTATTATTCCAGTTATTAAAGCTGGTAATAATGTAGGTAAAGCTTGTACTAATGACTCTATTATGCTAGGTAAGTAATCTACAATCATTTTAAAAGCATCCACTATAGCTTGTATCAATGTAGGTATAGCTTCTACTATTGCCGTTATTACATTAGGTAAAGCCGCTAATAACCCCTCTAATAAAGAGGTAATAATATTTGCTCCAGTAGTGATAAGATTAGGTAATAATGTAGTAATAGAGTTAACTATACTAGTCATCATACCGCTTATACCCTCTTGCATCTTTTCAGCTCCACCATCTACACCATTTATCATATCTGTTAGTCCAGATGTTACAGTATCTAAATGCGGTACTACATCACTTAAAGCAGTAGCTAAAGTAGACTTGAATAGTGTTACTACTGGCTCAGCTGCGCCACCAAGAGCACCCATAGCTTCATTCAGTTTAGCTTGTGCTAAGTTAGCATCCATAATAGCTCCAGCGCTTTCTTCATAAGCTGCGGCAGCATCACTATATACACCATTAAGAGTTTCTCTTATAAGCTTTTCACGTTCAGCTTCTGTATTACAAGCATCTAACTTAGCTTGAAATTCATCTTCGCTTTGTCCTGCCCAGTTAAGCGCATCTGCTAAAGCTCCCGTTAATTGTCCAGTTTTAGAAGTTTCGTTAGCTGCTTCTGTTAAGCTTTCTATTGGTAAGCTATCGCCAAAAGTAGCATAAGCACCTTGACAAATAGTAGTCCATTCATCTAATTCTTTCTGGTTAGTTGTTAACTGCGCTAAATGGTTAGCAGCTTCTGTAGCTTGCCCACCATCACCTAGCACCCTATATAAATCATTATAAGTTTGTGTAGCAGTTTCAGCGCTTCCCCCAGCCGCAGTAAAAGAAGCTTCTAACTTAGCTTGCTCTGTGCGGTATTCTCTAGTGCTTTCTGCTAATCCTACTAAAGCAGTAGTACCAGCAACTAAAGCAGTACCAACAGTAACCATAGCACCACTTATAGCACCGCTTATAGCTTTAAAAGCGCCATCTATTTTACTTGAAGAGTCATTAGACTTAGTGCCTAAATCTTCTACTTCATCTTTTACATCTTTTATATTTTTTTCTGCTTGATCTGTTTCAGCATTAATAATTATCTTTAATTCTTCATTCATTTATACTTTTTGCCACCTCCTTGAATTTCTCATTGTAGGCTTTCGCAAATTGTTTAAATCGTAAAGCAGATAATTCGGCTTGTTGCTCTTGTTTCTTTTGCTGCAATTCTACTGAGTCAAATAGAGTTGGATATAATTCACTAATAGCTGGATATTTAGCGCTTGAAGAATAAATGCGTGCCATACTTCTACCAATTATTTCTGCTAGTATGTAATCATAACTAGCCTTTTCTTGAGCTTCTAGCTTCTTTACTCTTACCTTGCTATCCATAGCTCTCTCTAATTCCCCTAGTGTCATATTCCAGAATTCAGCTTCTGTTATCCCATAGTCAAGAGCATTTTCTAACCAATTAAAAATATAGTTACTAAATAAAAATGAGGATTGAGGACTTCCCCCATCCTCGTTAATTAGTTTTTTTCAGCGCTTTCTCCCTTAATAATGCCTGAAGCTTTATAGATTTCTACAATTACTACAATAAAATCTGTAGCAGAATTGCCAGCTTCTAAGTAGGCATCAAAAATATCATAAGCATCATTTAGAGTAATTCCGTGTTCATATGTTTGTAAGCTCTGGTGTAGAATATTTACCATCTCTGTAATTGTCGGTATTCTATCACCAGCACCGAAAATACCAATAGGATTAGTACCAAGAGCTTTTTCTAAAGCTACTATATTTCTTGTGTTTAGTCTAAGTTTATAAGCCTTATTACCAGCTTCAAAATCATAATACATCATTGTTATATATCTCCCTTTTTAATAAAGTTTTAGTAAGGGGAGAAGAGGAGAAAAAAACTTCTCCCCTTACCCCTATAATTATAGGATTAACCCCAAATCATCTCTGAATTAGGTTTTACTGCTAAAGTATAAGTAAGTGCTGCATTAACACCTACTCCATCAAGTTTAACTGAGCTAGAGCCAGTAAAAGCGCAAGTAGTGCCATCTGGTAAAGCTACTTGCCATCCATTAACACCAGCAAGCGCATTAAGTGCTTCAAATTGATCAGTTTCATATAAGAATTTAAAAGCTAAGCTATCACCATAATTTTTAATGCCATCTGTATACATATGTGCGGCATCTGCTAAAGTAGTGATTTCTATAGCTTCTGTATCTCCACCAAGTTCAGGAATTTCTTGTAAGTTAGTTAATGCTACATAATCTCCAGCATCCCCTGTTTTATAAGATAAAGTAATACCTTTTGAAATAACTGCCATTGTTATTATCCCCCTTATTAATTAAATTCTTCTAAAGCTAAAGCTTCATAAGTTAATATTTTCTGCATCATTGTTGAATTATTATCGTATAGCTCACCGCTAGCTACTCTTTTGAAGCCAATAGTGCGCAATACCTTATCAACTTCTACTGCATATTTTTGTAATATGCCAATATCATTTGCCCACACTTTAACTTGGTAAGTAATACGGCTATAGCCAATAGTAGAAGCATCTGTAGCTTCTGTAGTGCTATAGTTATTTAACTCCATATAACTTATACAAGGTGTAGCAGTTTTGCTAGTTAGTGCCATCTCATAATGAGTAGGCAATACCGCATTTAAAGCACTAACTAACTCTTTATGATAATTAATCATTAGCGCCTACCCCCTCTTTTAGTATTCTTATAATTTCTTCTCTATTCTCATTTAGAGCTGGGCGTAAGAAAGGCTGCGGCTTCATACCACTAGTAGTATGCCATTCTCCCTCGTCATCTTGATAACTCCAAGCATCCATTCTACCGCCATTTTCCGCAAATAAGCCAGTACCATATTCTATATAAGGCGCATATTCTAAAGGTGTAAATACTACACCCTCTGTACCTCTAACTTCACTAGTTATAGAGCGCCTAAGCTCACCAGTATCTTTAGGCGCTTTCTGCTTAGCGCTTCTTTCAACTAGTGCGCAAGCTTTCATTAAGGCAGCAGATACATTTTCTGTATCTACTACCTCATTTAAACTATCCATTATATCTTCAAGTCCATTAAGCTTAATAGCCATTACATTTCCCCCAGAAAGACTACTTTATATCTTCCTTTTGGATTGACATATAAAACTTTTAACCTTTTGCCCTCATACTCTATAACATAAGTGTCATCTACATTAGCATTTTTAGTAAGTCCTATATATGTACAATCTTTATATAAAATATTATCTTGTACCGCCTGAGAAGCTATGTTAATAGCTATCTTAATTTGTCCTATTGGAAAAGCGCTTAACTGCGGTATTCCATAATCGCTATCAGCTCCAAAAGTGAAGTAGTTATAAGAGCGCATATCTGTATTAATCAAAGCACTTTCACCTTGCGCTTTCTGTTAAGCTGCATTACTATTTCTTGCGGATATCCGTCTATATAGCTTTCACTAACACCGCTATAAGATTGACTAGCTAAGCCCTCTGTATTACTGCGGTTAAGCTTAATTACTGCTATCTGCTCAGCTACAAGCTCTAAAGTAGTATCAGCTTCTCTGTTACAGTAGCTCTCTACTTCAGCTAAAGCTAGCTTATATGCTAGGCTTATTTGCGCTTCCGTAAAGTTGCTAGCTGCATCCCCTAATAAGATTTTAATTTCTTCTGTCAATTAAACTACCCCCTTTTAAGAAAGCTAGGGGAGATTAACTCCCCAGCATTAATTAGGCAGTAATAGTAATTTTGCAGATTTTAGTAGCATCTGTAAGAGCTACTACACCTACTTTACGTACCCAGTATTTATTATTTCTTGTATCTGCATCTCTTTCGTATTCAGTTTCAGTATCTTTTT